GTCGCGAATAACCCATGACAGATAGCCAACAAGAACCTATGTATAGGAGTGTATATATCATCTACCAATAATACGTTGTATGTGCTTATTTAAAATCTTATCTATGTTCTTATTGACTACACCAGATATAGTTTTGTAAAACTCTAATCTCTTTGTGTATCTTACAACTTTCTTAAAGCCAATGATTAGTTTTAATTGTGGATTTCTTTTACCACCAGTTCTACGCCAGACACCATCAATACCTTTTACTTGTCCAATAAACTCAGTCTTTCTTTTTGCAAATCCTCTACGTCTGCCACGAATGTTACCATACTGGTTAAGGACACCTTTGTCATAAGGTACTGGTATCTGTTGATTCTTTGCTGATTCAATACCGCCTTCAAATTGTTTTTTTAAATACTTAGATTGAATAGGTGGTATTTCTACCAAAGCAGATAGATCAGTAGGTCTTGCTTTAAATTTCAAAACAACACCTTTCTTAGTAAACATTGTCGGTCTATCTAATTTTTTAGCTAACTGTGATCGCATTGCATTGACAGCTTTGACACCCACTTCATTAATAGCGTCAGCAGATGCTTGTGGTAAATGTTTCTTTTGAAACATATTTAATTTCTTTTTGACCTGTTTAATGTTTGATTGTATGTCTATCTTTACTGTCATATTAGGTGGTAGCAATAAAATAAAAAAGGAGAGAAGGAGAAGTAATTCATTGCTACCAACGACATTATAAATTCTTTTCTCTAAATTCTACAATGTTTTTTGCCCACCAATACAATTCAGAATCATTTAAAGTATGTTTCATTCTATTGACCATAGAACAAACCAATTGAATATTACCTACTACATAGCCCAAATCATTGTTTTTACGATCTATAGATGCAGAATAATGAACTGAGCCAACACCTTTTTGCCAAGTCATATTCATACCAGACAAAGCACACTTACCATTTTGTTTGTTCCATATTGTATATAAATACTCTACATCTATGTTCCATTCTAAACCTGAGTCTTTGCGACTGGACTTAAGCTGTGAAAATAAGTTTTTTAAATATGATTCTGGATTAGAACTCTTAGTTGTTTCTCTTTGTGACTGAGTACAAGAACGACATTGCCTTCTAGTGAATTTACCTTTCTTGTTACCTTTGGTTTCAAAGTGATCGAGAGATAATGTTCTATGACAAGTTATACATTTTCTAGTAGTCATCCTTGCTTTTATAGTTAGTTATCTTTGGCATCATACCATTTTCTGCTAACTTAGACTTAAAATTAAATATATCTATTGGTAGCATATTAACTAACTCTTCTGCTGAGAAGATCACAAAGCGTTCTTTAAATTGATCGGCAGCATTTAATCTTTGTTCGTCTGTACGACAGATCAAAACATTCTGCTCTATATCGGTGCGTTCTACAAACCACGTTTCAACTGGCAATGGTACTATGCCAATTCTAGCTAATTCTAGCTCTAAAGCATTATAAGCTCTAAGCATCATCGCTGAATCCCTTATAATATCTGCGTTTGAGCCAAAGGATTGAGAATGGTTTAATTTGGATTTAGCTTTATAGAAGCGTTTTTGGAACTCTAAACTAACTAATTTTTCTGCTTTTTCGACACCGAACCTAGTGTTTATAAGGTTTCTAGCGATGTTGAGTTGTTTTAAACTTTTTTCTACAGCTTCATTCATAGTATCAATAGTTGGATTGGTTGGTTGGTTGGTTTGGATTTATACATAGAGATGTATATAAATCCAATCCATCAAACCTTACTTTTTGCCCAAAAACCCCTAAAAAGTAATCCATTTTTAATCCATTTTTAATCCATTTAATCATTATGTTCTTGCTTGTAAATAAATTCTTTTAGATCAATTAAATACATTTTAAGCACCATTGCTTGTTTCTTATGAAACTCTGCATTACTAAAATCAGTCATTGCTTGTCTATTATGATAGTCAATTGCTTTAACTAATAAAGCAATCGTATCTTGATAAGGCATTCTAGTGTGTGTTTCAAATAGTCTTACTACTTTTGACATCAAAACACCTCATCATCAAAGTCTTTGGTTTGATAACCCTTACCTTGTTCATAATGCAAGGTGTCGTTGTCTTTTAGTTTTTTAAGTATGCTTTTGACAGTTCCTGTAGCAATCTCTGGTACTAACTTACTAATCTCTGCTTGTCCTAACCAAACATTGCTAGGATCAGTTGTACCTTTTTGCATATTGTAAATAGCATCAATGACTTGTTGATCCTTTTCGTTGACTTTAGCTGGTTTGGGCAAATCAGCTTCATCAATCAATTGCAATGCACCAGAAGTCATATCATCAATAAAAGATAACTTCTGTTCAACAAACTTAAAATTTTTATCTCTCATCGGCATACCATCTTTGACAAGTGTTTGACTAAACTTAACAAACATTTCATCACCTAAGTTAGATCGTTCTACTTTGTATTCCCAATCAACTGATGCTTGAATAACAGAACTACCTCTTGCCCTTGTACCTGTACCATGTCCTGTATGATGTACCAAACAAATACAAGCATTGTATGAATCTCTAAGATCATCAATACGTTCTATAAAAGCTGACATATCTTCTGTGCTGTTTTCATTACCTTGCCCAAAGTTTCTTTGCAAAGTATCAATCACAATCAAACCTACTTCACCATGTTTATCTTCTGCTTCAGTAACAGTATCTTTTAATAATTGATGGTCTTTGTCGTCTAATAATCTTGCACCTCTAGTAGAAATTAGTAATGGTGCATCTGCAATCATTTGATTGTTAAGTGTTTGCCAAGCAGATAATCTACGAGCAATACCACGTTGTCCTTCACCAGCTAAATAAACTACTGTTGATTGTTTGGTTTTATGACCATGATAATCTCTACCAAGAGCTGTATTAGCTGCCATATCTACTGTCACAAACGATTTACCAGACTTAGCTTGACCAAAGATAGATACAACTGAATCTCTTTCAGCAATATCTTTTATCAACCAATCTGCTGGTTTTATATCTCTAATAATGTCATTGACTTGTACTAGACCAAAACTAACTCTTTTCTTAACTGTATTTGCTAAACAATAATCTAAAAATTCTTCTGGTGATTTATAAAAGTCATTTATCTTGGCATCGTACAAATCGTCTTTATCATTGAATGCTCTCGGTGGTCTAACCACTAGACATTCTTTGGTCATTGGTTCTAAAAGTTCTTTGAGTTCTTGTGCAACCTTTTTACCAGCTTCATCATTATCAGGAAAGATAATTACTTTGCGATTTTGTAAAGGTGACCAATCTTGATTGTTGATGTTATTAACTCCACCATGCCAACAACAAACATCGGCTTTATCTTTGACAATAGATTCACAACCAATAGATGCTTTTTCACCTTCATTAATAACTACGTAACCTTCTGGATTTTTATTAGTACAATAGATCGGTAATTGTCCTTCTGGTCTTTTCATCAACCAATTACCATTGACTTTGGTAAATGGTGCATACTTTTGTTTAATTTGATGATCTGTTGGAAATCGCATCACACAAAAGGTATCACTATATCTAACAAAAATTTCTGCTTGTTCTTTCAAAGCAAACATATCTTTATCAGAATAAGATCGTGTTGGTTTTGTGGTTTTTGGTACTGCTTGATCTTTGTAAGGTGCTAAGACTTCATCGACATTCAAACCTCTGGCTTCAAGAAAGGCAATGACACCATAGCCCTCACCTTTCTCAAAATCGTAAAATGTACCAGTTTCTAAATCTAAAGCTAAAGAACCTTTGTTTCCATATCGCCAATGTGTGTCGTCTTTTTTATTTGGTTCGCCTAAAACTTCTATCGCTATTAATGGTGCAATTTTTTCCCATTGCATTGCCATAGTTAAAAGGGAATTTCATCATCGACAAATGTTGAAGTCTGAGCATCAGAAGAAGGTTCTTCGGGGAGAAGTGTATTTTGTGTCGTACCTTCTTCTGAGCTAACCCACGTTGGTATTATAAAGTTATCTGGTCGTTCTTTGAAGGCAGCCAGTTCAAATTTAGGAATAGCAGTATTACCCATGCCTACTATTTTTGGTTCTGAACCTGTCCATTTAACGACTGGTAACTTGTCTTTGTTTATGTCCTTTTTTGATTCTTCATAAAAACAAGCACCCATTTGTTGAAACCCAGAATACTCACCAAAGCTGTGCCTTTGCCAAAGACAAGGGGGATGTTCAATATTCCTATCGCCATCGACATACTTAGGCAAGAGCCACACGCTAAATGCTTTTTTATGATCATCACTAGGTTTGTCAATTGGTGTAAATAAATCCTTTTGCCAGACATAACTGTAACCTTCAGCTGGATCATATTTACCCCAACCAAATTTCATAGTGCTGGTATCAATCATAAAATAATTAATATCTAATTCTTCTTTGTTTCTGTACCAGCTTTTAGTAGCTGCCTTGTGTGATATATATGGACTATCTTCGCTGTCTATAATAAATGGATTAGTCATTTTTTACTCCTTCTTGTATTAGTTGTGTGAATGAATTTGTTAATAGATCAAGATTCTCTAAATAAAAAATATCAAATGGTAATTCAGGTAAATCAAATAAAACTCGCAGCTTACAATTTAATTGATGTGTGTTGTGACAATATTCGACAAACAGAAAGTCACTATCATAATGATTGTGACCATTTGGTTTTTTATCTTGCATCTTAATCTCCTCAATTTTAAAAGATAATAAAACTTTTTTTTATTTAGTGTCAAATAAATTTACATAAATTATTTATAATAATACTTGTAATATGTAATAGTATCTGTAATATATATATCATAGATTATGAAAAAGGAGAAAATTATGAAACCAATTACAGAACCTTATTACACGATTGGAACTGGTAATGGCAATGTTATGTATTGCTTACGCTTTGTGGAAAATGACTACAGATATAGTCAGGGACAGATTGTAGAATTTTTAGGTGTTAAGAGTAGTTATATTTGTAACTTATCTACTGATTTTGAATTAGCTACAAAAAAAGCAAAAGCAAGAGTAATTAATTCTCAATATAAATTTATTGCACCTACAAAAAAAGAAACTGCAAAATGGGGAAGTGCCAACAATAGTTGGTTCGATTCTGAAAAAGCACAAGCAAACAATTTAAGAAGTCAAATATCAGCAATACAAGAAATAGCATTTCAAGAAATTAAAGAACTATTTTTTGAAACTGTACCAAATAGTTATATAGATGATTCTAATAAATTGCTGCAAACATCAAAAAAAATATATTTTTCTGGAAAGGTTGTTGGTACAAAACTTGTTGATGGTGACTTTGGTAAATATTTAAAATGTATATTCAAAGATAATCGTGGTTTTACACTATATGGTAATTATGGTGCTAGATTGCAAGATAGAACAGATGCAGAAGGCAATCTAAATTTTTATGCTTATTGCAGACCAAGTTTAGATGATAAGTATTTTGGCTTTTTTTACAAAGCATCAAAAAGTAAATAAGGAGAAAACCATGAATAAAAAAACAGACTTCTCATACAAAGAACAAAGAACTGACTTTGAACTTTTCTATGGGCAACTCTACTATGATTATCGTAGAGAATGCGATCTTGAGCAACGACCTTTTCTCACCCAACAGAAATGGTTGCTGCAAAATTATGTATTCATCGTGCAACAGTACGAAAAAAGTAGGAGAAACAAATGATCTTAATAAAAGTTAAATACGACAATGCTTGGCTACCACCCATGCAATACAAAGACAAACAACAAGCAATCATTAAGTACAACAAACTTATTGCTGCTGGACATATCGTGGAGTATATCGACAATGAGCAATAGCGAAAACGAGAGAATTTGGGAAAAGTTTTATGAAGAAGCAAAAGCAAAAGGCAAAAGACATCAAGAAGCGATGATTTATGCCAATGAACAGTTTCAGAAATTAAAAGAAGCATGAGATTCCAAGTAAAAGGTCACGCTATCTTTGGCACTTATGCCAAGACCTTAAATGGCAAGATAGTTATACAAGATGAAGAAACTAATAAGTATGTTGCTTATGAAAGATCACAATTAAGGAGAGTACATGACAAAGACTACTGACAGAAAGAAAGTTAGATCAGATCACAAACTAGCTAACTCTTGGCTCAAAGCTGGAGAGAAACACACCGAAAACTATGAGCAGTTTAAAAAAGACTTAGCACCAATTATTAACGATATTACAAAAGATGGGATCAATACTTTACAAGGTATTGCCGATGAATTGACCAGACGTAAAGTAACGACAAGATCAGGCAAGACCAAATGGTATGCTTCGCAGATTAGAAATTATTGGGAGAAGTAAATGACCGATAAATACGAACAGTATAGAGTAAGTGCAGTAGGCAAATTAACACCAGACTTTGAACCATCATGTTCAGTAGTTTGCGATATATTCAACGTCAATCCATATTGCAATCCAAACGAAAGATTGAAACTTTGTCACGATGCTATGCAAGGTAAAGACATCAACATTGAAACTAATAATTTTATGGATATGGGCAATAGATTAGAAAAAGCTATAGCTTTGGCTGCCTTTGATCGTATAGGTTTGTTGGACATACAATTAGAAGTTACAGAACCAGTAAGACATCCTAGTATTACTTTGAATGGTTCTGTAGATTGTTATGGTGTAGCTGATAATTTATTTGTGAGTAAAGATACTGTAAAAGGTTTTTATCTGCCAGAAAAAGCTGATGATGAAGGTATCAAAATAAATGGTAAAGGTATTATTGAAATAAAAGCTACCAATGCAGCTCATCAAGAAGCACCACCCCTTTATCGTGGCGTATTGCAAGTCAAAGCATTAATGGCTTGTACTGGCTTAGATTGGGCAGTAATAGCTATTCTAAATGGTACTGATCTAAGGTGTTATTTCTACGAAAGAGATTTAGTCTGGGAAGCAGAAGAACTAGAACCTAAGATTAGAGATTTCAATAATAGAATTGCTAATTGTGATTATTACTCACCTTTTGATACTAAGGATGCAGCACGAATCAATCCTCAAGACAATGGTGAAACAACTGAACTAACTAAGACAGCACAAAAACACATTGATAACATTGAAACTTGGGAAGCACAACTAAAAGATTTAACTGATCTTATCCAAAACTCTAAGACCAAGATTATGGAAGAACTAGCTACTTCGCAACAAGGTTTTTCTAAGACACATCAAGTAGTTTGGAAAACTGTTAATTACAAAGCACAACCAGAAAAAACGAAGGTAATACCAGCAAAAGATGCTTATACACAAAGAAGATTTAGTATAAAAAAACTTGAAAAATAATTTAAATAATAGTTGTAATTTATAATAGTATCTGTAATATAGATAATATAATTTATAAAAAAGGAGAAAATTATGAAAAAGAAACTTAACCAATATGTAAATTCTAATCAACAAATGAAGATTGGTGCTTATATGGTTGCTAATATGCTTAAAGATAGTTTAGAAAATTGGGAACAAGCACAAAAAAATAATCCAAATAGTGAAGATGGTAATTATTCTAGTCTTAATATGTACGAATTAATTCACAAGTTAAAGATTATTGATTCTCAAATGAAAGGAAAAAAACAGGAATACATTAATTATAAATAGAAAAAAAAGCCACCTTTATTGGTGGCTTTTTTTATATAACACTCAACACCAACTTTATATTTCTTTTAGCTCTGTTTGGTACTTGAGTAAAGTATTTAGATTTTTCTAATTCTAAAGCAGCTTCTTCATAATCAGAATCATCAACAGCTTGTAAAAACTTTTTGAATTTAGTCAGACCTTTAATTCCTAAATTAAAACACATATCACATAGCACTAAACGAATATTAAATGGTTCATACTTCCAATGTGGTAACTCACGATCTAAGTTCAAAAAAACATCATCTATATCATTGTCTAACATAAAATCTATCTCTGCTACGTTTAAACCTTTGGTATCTAAATTACGACCTACTCCAATAGTTAAATTACCTTCACTACAGTGGTAAGGTCTATATTCATAACCTTCTTCGTTTTTTAATTTGGCTTTAAATTTTTCTATCAAAGCTGGTGTAATGCCGACATCATCTTTCATTTCTTCATCCACCTTAAAGACATCAGTAAAATTGGAATACTTAATATAAGCATCCAATTCATCATTATCTCTATATTCAACATTTTTCTTTTTCTTCTTGAACAAACCAAACATAAATTATTTTGCATGAACATTTTTAGTTTTTTCATACGATCTCATTCCAGCTAAACCAAGCATACCAGTTAAAATAGGTGTCAAAGTGCCTATATCAAATTCAATTAAATCTATTTGTATGCCATTGGCTTTAAAAATCATATCTAAAATATCTCTTACTGCAATACCATAAATAAATAAAAAAGATAAAGACCAACCAAGAAAAGGTCGCCAACCAGAAACAAATAAAGATTTATGTTCAGCTTCTTTTAAATTTACTTTGACTTGAGCTAGATTAGCTTCATGGAATAAAGTATTCAATTCGTGATCTAATTTAGCTTGTAAATCTTTATCTTTAACAAACTTATTAACAATTTTAGATACTGGATCAATTAATTTATCTATCATTCAAACCATTCCCTTTCCATATTTTTTTCAAACAATGGTCTATATTGTTCTATTGTCACCATTGCCATACCAGACTTGATTCTGACTTTATTAAATTCTTTAAATGCTTTATCAAGTTGTGCTTCAGTATAAAGTATCATACAAAACTTTTAATTACTAAAGACATTAATAAAGTAAGAATAATACCAGCAAACCACCACAACCTTTGATTGTTGGTTAAGATCATACTTTCTATGGAGTCCAACCTACGATAGTTTTCTTGCCATCGTTGTTGGCACACTTGTTCGTGTGTATCTAAGGCATTTGCTACAGAATTAACTGTTGTCCTCTGAGCTGGTTTCTTCTTCGCCATCGGTAACTTCTTCAGTAGATGCTTCAAAGGCTTTGATCATTATGTTTTTGTAGTCATTGGTAATAACATAATCATCATAGACTTCTTGCAATCTTGCTAATTTTTTACCAGCAGTATTAAGTTTCATGGCTATGTCTTTTTGCATATCTGATAAATCTGCCGATCTATATTCAATACCATTGAAAGTTATAATTACTGGTTCTTGATTTTCAACTTTTTCTTCTGTCATTTTTAACTCCTTTAATTGATTAAAAATATTATAACTATTCTTTAAACCAATTCAAAAGGTTTTGTTTTATCTCATTATACCTTATTGGATCAGACACCCTTAAATACATTGCTATAAAAAATATTACAAAAGCAAGTATTAAAAGATAATCCATATTATTCTGTTGCTTCTAAGGTTTCTATTCTAGTTGTTAAAGAATCTATTAGTTCTTGTTGTTCTTGAATTGCTTTTGTTAAGTCTTTTGTTACTGCCATTTTATTCTCCTTTTGAGTCTAATTGTTGTTGTAATTCATCAACTTTTGCTGATAATTCTTGTACTGCTTTAACTAACGGAATTACAAACATTTCTCTCGAAATTCTTTGCACTCCAAATTTGTCTTTTTCCCAACCAGCCCAATCACTGACACCCGCAGTGTCTAATGCTGCTTTAACTTCTTGAGCAATAAACCCATGCATAGTTACGTCAGTTATCATTGTATTGTCTGCTTCATTTTCTTTATATAAATGAGCAAGTTCACTATCTGTTGAATCTAATTCATGGTGTCCTTTCCAGTTGTATTTTACTGTTCTCAAATCGTTTATAAAACTTAAACCAAGACTTGTATCTGTAATATTTTTTTTGAGTCTTAAATCTGAATCTCTAGTAAAAGAAGCATCTGAACCAAAATGGTTATGAACTTTTCCGGCAGACGTTCCAAAAGTGAACGTGCCGTTAGAATCTCCAGTTATGCCAAGACCTAAAACAAGTTGATTAATTCCGTCAGCAGCTGATATATCACTTTCTTTACCAAGAACTACATTATTACTACCAGTTGTTATGGCATCACCAGCGCTTTCACCTAGTAAAGTATTATCTGAACCTGTAGTAATTGCACCTCCAGCAGATTTTCCTATACAAGTATTATCATCACCTGTAGTACAAGCATCTAGTGTAAATGCACCTAAAGCAGTGTTTCTGTTACCAGTAGTTAAAGAACTTCCAGATGAGTGTCCAATACAAACATGATTTTCACCCGTTGTATTAGCTATTAAAGCATTTACACCCATAGCAATATTTTGAGAGCCTGAAGTGTTTGCTTGTAAAGCGTTATTACCAACTCCCACACATGATTGAGATGTAGTAAGTGCAAATAAAACAGCATCACCAATAGCAGTATTGTTAGCACCAGTTGTACAAGCCTTTAGAGAAAAACGACCCACTGCGACATTTTCAGAGCCAGTAGTATTTGCTTCTAAAGCACTTACACCAACTGCTACATTGTTATTTGCCGTGGTATTAGCACCTAAAGCCATATCACCAACTGCCACAAGGTTTGTGCCAGTCGTATTAGCATCTAATGTTCTAGCTCCTAGTGCGGTGTTATTTGTACCAGTCGTATTAGAAGTTAATGCCTCTTTACCGACAGCAGTATTGGTGTCTCCTGTAGTGTTTGCTCTTAGAGCATCTAATCCAACAGCAACATTATTACCGCCAGTAGTAGTCAATCGCATAGCATCATGTCCTATAG